TACTTCGGCATCCAACATCGGTGTCATAGATTCTGTCGCATCTTGGTCAGCTGTATTATCAACTGGTGGGTATTCGTCTGGTGATGTTGGTGGTTCTCCGCCTTGTTGCAACACAGAACCTCCAGTACCATCATCATCTTCTTTTTTAATCTCTTTATCCATCTCTTCAATTTGCTCTTTAGTCAATTGCAAGATGTGTCGTTTAACCCACTCGGCAGAATAATAACGGCCAACAAACGGGTCAACTTGAGTTAACAAATTAATTCTTTCACGTAACAACTCGGCATCACGCAACTCAACAAAGTTATTATCTTTTTGGAAGTCGTAATAAATGTCTTCTTTGAATTCTTCCCATTCTTCACGGGTACAAATACCTTTAAGTGTTAATTGTACACTCAAAGCTTCATCAAAGATATGTGTAAACTTGTTACGTAGTCTCTGTACAAACTTAGCAAACTTGGCTTCGTCACGTGTTACTTCAGTGCTTCTGCCAATGCCAATCATACCACCAGATTGTTGTGGTTCTAATCGTGCAATTGGAACATTCAAAGCATTCAACAGTTTGTTTCTGAAATACTTAACGTCTTCTAACTCACCAAGGTTTTGACCAGCTGGCAATGTAGTAATCTCTGTACCTTTACCACCTTCACGGCGAGGTAACCAAAAGTCTTCTAACATTGACATATGTTTACGGTCATCACGGAGTTCACCAGTCGTAGCATCGTAAACCATCTTGTTACGATACTTAACCATAACGTCACGTAGATATTGTTCAGCCTTACCTTTTGGTAAGTTACCAACGTCAATATAGAAAATGCGGCGTTCAGGTGCTCTAGACAAACGATAAATCACTACCGCATCTTCAATCATACGCAACTGGTTAAGCGGCTTGATTGCTTTATGAATATAAGAAATAACAAATGTATTCTTTGCATCCATCAAACCAGAGTTGATGTTGATAACTGCATCAGCAGCAATTCTCAATCCCTGATTAACTTGGGCAGTATATGTTTGTGTTGTAGTACCACGGTCATTGTAGACATAGTACTCAGCAATAGATTTAATAACCGATGCACCAGTTTTAGGGTCACGGTCTTTTTGTACTTCTCGAACCTTACGAATTTTACGTGGGTCGATGTAACGTAATTCTTTAATGCCTTCTTTTGGATTCTTTTCATTGACGACAATGTGATAGTAAATTCTACCATCAATGTACCATCGTTTGAATAAATCATCGGCAAGATTTGCAAAGTTCAACATACGCATAACGTTGTTAAACTCCTCACGAATCTTTTTCTTAATCGATTCTGGTTGTTTCAAATTATCCATAACGATATCAAGAATCTTACCCTCCTCAGAACGAGTAATAGCTTCATTGACAATTTCGTCAATAGCCATTTCGAGCTCAGGATGATTCGACATTTCACGGTAACGTGTGATTAGTTCCAACTCATTACGAATTGAACCTTCTAAATCAACATACGTACCATAGTGTGCGTTACCTGTGATAGTAACTGCACCATCATCTATTGCATTTGTCGGTAGAGCAAAAGAAGATTCGTTCGGGTTTTGAACCTGAACGACCTCTTTGTCACCAAAAGTAAAACCAAAAAGTTTAATTGCCACTGTATAATAATCCTATATTAAGAAAGAAGAGCCTAGGCTCCTCTTTCGTCAAACCACGTTATCTTCTACGGATTCCCACCATTGATATGATAGAGTCACCGTGAATTCTTCAATTGCATCATTGGAACCCCAGTCAACATCAATTGGAGAAACGTCTGTTGGAAATAAACCAATAAACTTATATTTCTTCAATGTGTCACCGTTCTTGGCGAATTGTTTAACTTCTCCGTCAACAGTATAACTGCCTGGAGTTTGTGCCAATGGGTTACGAACGTTTAAACTGTGGCTGTTCAAGCCATTCATCCATCTTTCAAATGCATTACGCACCACAAAGTCTTCATCATTGATGATCGAAAGTGTCCAGTCAGTGAAGGTTCTGTTGCCTACAAACTTCAACTCACGGCCGAAGTATTGAACAGGCACAGTGCCAACAGTAGAACCTGGAAGTTGTGCGGTCTTACACATGAATGATAATTTCGTTTGTGCATTACCAGGTAAAGCAAATGCCGGAAAAGGCATGGTTACCTCAAAGAGGTTTGGTCTCGCACCATCACCCTGCATTTGAGAGCGGAATTCGTTAATATTAAATGCCATTTAATTTTCTCCTATCTCTCTATTTATTAGAATCGTCCAACGATTTCATTGAATGCAACACCAGTACGGACTGCAACAAAGTTTAGTTGGATGAAGTTGATGGAACGGGCTGGTTTGACATAAATGTCACCAACAAACTCATTGCGGTCGATGACTTCCGGTGTATTATTTGTAGTATCACAAACAACACGGAAGTCATAGATGCCACGTCGGCCTTGGATTTCACGTAAATACGGTTCAACCAAGTTAACAAACTGAGCACGTGTAAATTCATCGTTGAATTCAAACAACGAAGAACGTGAAGCACGAGCAACTGTTTTCTCTAGTACAATAAACAGTCTACGAACGTTAATTCTGTCCATTGCTTCTGGTCTGTTCAATAGAGTCTTATCACCGAACAATACAGTACCTTCACCTGGGAAGGTTACAACAGGGTTAATACCTGAATTGTACAATGAATCTCTTTCGGCTTTGGTTGGATTCCATGCCAACTTAACAACGTTCTTAACTTGACCTCTATTCAAACCAGCTGGTGAGAACCATGGGTCACGGTCAACGTCAGTTCTAACCAATAGACCGGCAATATCACCGTTCAATGGCAACCAACGATATATGTCATTGTACTTGTCGTATTGATATTTCCATCCACAATCCATAACTGCGTATGAAGAAGATGTGATAGTATCACGATATGTTTTAACAGTTGATGCTTCTAAACCTGAGTTATTCAACACAGCAGTTAGTGGTGGAGAAATGAACACCATGCAATCTTTGCGTGACTCGGCAATAGAAATTAGTCTGTCCGGTACTACATCATCTGCAGTTTCACCGGCCATCAATAGAGAAACATCAACAGAGTCAACATTGTTAAACAAATCATAAGATGTGTTTCTGTTACCTGCAGTTGGTGCAGTATCTTTACCTGCAGACAAGTCAAAGTTATTGACTGCCAAGCCATTGTAAGCACCAGTTGTTGCTACTTGAATAGCAGTTTGACCCCAGTTGGCACCAGTGTCAGGATGACCCATCCACCAGATGTACTTAGATTTGCTATTGATAACGTCTTTATAGTAGTTTGAAGAACCGTCTGTATTCTTAGCATCGCCTGCTTTAGAAACAAAACCAAATTTTTCAATAACTGTATTTGCTGTACCTGTAATTGCACCTGTCATGTCAACAACAACAATATGAATTTCGTCATTTGATGCTGCTGCTCTGGATGCATATGTGGATGTAGTAGGTGTTGTACTGAATTCACCTGAGTATGTCCAACCTGTTGCAACGTTGGCGTCAGCCATCGAAACACGTAGTCCATTACCTAGAGAACCTGGATACTTTGATGCCCATTGAATAGAATTGTTTCCTGCTGCAAAGTTTTGTTCATAGTTTGTTTTGTTAAGAATTCTTACAGGTGTTCCAATGTTTGTTGCGTTATTCGCTGTAGAACCTACTGAACGAACAACTCTCAAATCTGAACCATATTGTAAAAAGTTTGCTGCGGTGAAGAATGATGTTGCGGTGTTGCTGTCTGGTTTACCGAATATTTCTACTAATTGGACTTCATTACTAATTGTGATAATCTCATTCACTGGTCCCCAGTTAAAATTTCCTGCAAAACCACCAATAGTTGTTGCTGTGGAAGGCACAACTGTTGTAAGGTCAACTTCTGAAACATTCACGCCTGGTGATAATTGAAAAGCCATGGTTTAATCTCCTTTTAAGGGCTGAATTATTTTTTTAATGTATGTTGTATTTATGTTTTTAAAAATTTGAGGATATATAACCTCGGCTTCTAACATCATCTTGCCATACTGTACCACCAGAATCAATTACTGGTTCTGGTCTGCCATCGTCAATGATACCTACTGGTGCCAAATCTTCGTCACCTAACATATTTTGTTCCTCTAACATCATCTTACGGATGTCGATATTGGTATCTTCTTTAAAATAACTCTGTGCAGTTAACCAAGAGAATAACACCAGACCCATAACTAAGTCATCGTTGTTACCTTCTTCTGCCTCATAACTGTCTCGAACTCGCACAAACGTATTAAGTTCGGCAATTGTGTCAAAGTCATTGATAATTAACTTGTCATTTTCAATCAAGGTCTTCAAGTTGGCACAACCAATCTTTTTGACTGATTTTGTGGTCTTGATACCGAATGATGTAGAACGCTTGAAACCACCTGAAATTGATTGTCCTTTAATATGATGGTGTTCTAGCTTATATATGTTCTCATATTCCAGATCATAGTGTAGAATGTCCACGACCTGTTGGCCAATATTGTTAGTCTCAATCAACGCAAATGCTGTATTGTATCTTTTACATAATGCATAAACAACTGTAGGTAAAAATAACAATGGTAGTTTATTGTTTCGATATTTGGCAACTTGCCTATATGGAACTTGAGACACATCAAGTATATTAATCGTTGAGTAATCTTGTGCAACACCTTCAGAACAATCTACACAACCAATGTATAGGTGTCCTGGTATTGGGTCTTGGTAGATATCTAAACAATCTTCTTGTTTCAATGGGTCAAAGAATGCCAATGACCTCAATTTAGAACCAGAGATTAATGTTGCCGATGAACCAATAAATTCTGTCTCAAACTCTTGTCGGAACTGTTCTTCTGATGTGTTACGTATGGTCTCTTCTTTCCATGCGGCATCACGTCCTGGCACCTGTGACCAATGAACCTCCAATGGTTTATAGGTCGACCGTTTCTCTGTTGCATCAACCCACATCTTATAGAAGTGGTTCAGTCCATATGGGGTAGAAACAATAATAACTTTGGTAGTCTTACCAGATGAGATAACAGGATAGGTTGACGTAAAGAATTCGTCAGCCATATTCTTTGGAACGAACGCAAATTCGTCCAAGAAAATTAAGTTATAAGAACCACCTCGAACACCAGATGCTGATGTTGCAAAGGCTGCAATCTTTGATTTGTTTTCTAGTTCAATATTACCTTTGTTCCAAGTAATGATACCTTGTTGCAACCAAAGTGGTAAGTATTCATATGCATATTGCACACGACCTAAAATTTCACGTGCAAGTGAACCTTTGTTGGCAAGAATGGCAATACTGTAATCGTCTTGAAATAGAATCGACCATAACATAAAACCTACAGTCGTAGTTGTTTTACCAACCTGACGAGGCATCTTTGCAATACAGAATCGATTTTCGTGGAATGTTCGTACCATGTCCTCTTGGAATGGCCACATTTTGAAAGGCACAAGGCCATGGTCAACGTTAACAATTTTAACGTATGACTTAATGAAGTAAACTGGATCTTCAGTACATTTTATAATCTCGGCAACTTGTTCTTCGGTGTAAGATAGTTCTACACCAGTTCGTTTTAAGTTTGCGTTGCCGAGGTAACCACCTGCGTCAATCATTATTTAATAAAACTTCTTAACATCCATGCATGTTTTTGGTGTTGGTCTAACAAGTCTTGCAGAAAATTACCAACAGCTGGTTCTCCTGCTTGGTCAGCAGCCACAATACCTGCACGTAAATGAACAATTAATCTATCGTTATCTCTTTTCAATTCTGCCAACATTGAAATTGGAGAAGGAATAATTACTGATTCTTCTAAGTCAGCCAACTCTAACATTCTCAACAAAGAACCTGGTGCATATGAATCCAACATACGAATCTTCTCTGCAATTAAATCGGTATTATTGAATATAGAAGTGTATAGTTCACCAAAGAAATCGTGATATTCAGAGAAGTCTGATCCTTCTACGTTCCAGTGAAACCCGTGAGTCTTAAAATACAAGGCAAAATTTGTACCTAATATTACTTTCATTTGTTGAATTAATTGATCCATATTATTTCTCTTTATTTGACTTTAAAAACTTTACCAATTCTGTGGTTGAACCAACAAACACAGCTTTATCTATGTTCATTG